AAAGCAAGAGGAGAAGATATTAAACCAATTAAAAAAATTGATGATATTGAAAAAGAAATCACTAATTTAGAAACAGGTGAAGTTGAAAAATATGCAAAAGGTGGACTTGTTAAAAAAGGTATTGCTAGAGGTTGTGGAAAAATAATGTCTAATAGAAGAAAAGTAACTAAATATTTTTAATGGGCGATATTTCTTTAAGAGGCAGAGGTATAGTTAGAAAAAAATTCGCAAAAGGCGGATTATCAAGAAGAGGATTTTTAGGAATGGTTGCCGGAGCTGCTGCAGCACCTGATTTAATAAAAGGATTAAAAAAACAAAAGAAAACAGTTAAACCAAAAACTATAAAAAATATTCCAAAACAAGGAAGTGGATTATCTCGACAAGAATTAATTGATAAAGTTAATAATAAAACTGCAACTCCTGCAGAAAGAGAAGAACTAGATATGATTGAAGAAATGGATATAACACAATAATGGGCGATATTTCTTTAAGAGGACATGGTATTGAAAGACGTAAATTTGCTAAAGGTGGAACACCTGCATGGCAAAGAAAAGAAGGTAAATCTGAATCCGGTGGATTAAATAGAAAAGGTATTGCATCTTATAGAGCTGCAAATCCTGGTTCTAAGTTATCAATGGCAGTAACAACTAAACCCAGTAAGTTGAAAAAGGGTTCAAAAGCTGCTAATAGAAGAAAGTCTTTTTGTGCTAGAATGTCTGGCATGAAAAAAAGATTGACCTCTGCAAAAACTGCAAGAGATCCAAATTCAAGAATTAATAAGTCTCTACGTAAGTGGAACTGTTAATATAACTAACAAAGGAGAAAGCTATGGACGCTGTAACATTTATAACTAAACTGCAGAAATTTATCAGAGATTCTTACCAAAACATTGGTGATGCTATGATATCTGGAACAGTTGACAGTATGGAAAAATACAAGTATATGCAAGGACAGGCAAATGCCTACCAAACAGTAATTCAGGAAATCTCTAACCTGCTAAACAAGAAGGAGCAAAGTGATGAAAAAGGAAACGTTATCGACCTCGGAAAAGGAAGTACCAAAGATAAACCTAGGTCTTGAAGAAAAGTATAAAGAAGAAGCAAAGAATACTAGAGAACCATTAAACCCAGAAAATATAAAATCTGTAGTTGATGAATTACCAACGCCATCTGGTTGGAGATTATTAGTATTACCATTTACACCAAAAGAAAAAACATCTGGTGGAATTATCATATCACAAGAATCTTTAGACAGATTACGAATCGCAACTAATTGCGGTTACGTTTTAAAGATTGGACCACTTGCCTATCACGATAAAGAAAAATATCCGACAGGCCCATGGTGCAAAAAAGGCGATTGGGTTATTTTCGCGCGCTACGCGGGATCACGATTACCAATCGAAGGCGGTGAAGTTCGTATATTAAACGATGACGAAGTATTAGGAACTATTCCTGATCCTGAGTCTGTACTTCACTATATATAAACATAGGAGGAAACTATGCCAGAAGATAAAAACAAAAAGACAGTTGATATAGATACTTCAGGACCAGAGGTTGATGTTGAGTTTGAAGACACAACAAAACCAGAACCTGAGTTTGAAGTAAAAGAATCAAATGTTAAAGAAGTAGAAAAAGAAGAGAAGCCCCTTGCCGCTAGCTCCGAGAAGCTAGATACGAGCGACGAGAAGCAGGAGGTTAAGACAGAAGTTAAGAAAGACGAATTAGAAGATTATAGTGAAAGTGTGCAAAGAAGAATTGCTAAACTAACTAAAAAAATGAGAGAAGCAGAACGTCAAAGAGAAGAAGCTTTAACGTATGCTCAATCTGTTAAAGCAGAAAAAGAAGCTTTAACTAAAAAGTTTAGTACATTAGAAAATGTATCACTTAAAGATAGAGAAGCTAAAATTGTATCTGCATTAGAAGCTGCAAAATCTAAGTTACTAGTAGCTAGAGAAGCTAATGATGTAGGTGCTGAAATAGAGGTTCAAAAAGAAATCGCAAGATTAGGTTATGAGGATGGAAGATTACAAGAATTAAAATCTGCATCAGAAAATCTTGTAAAAGAAGAACCAAAAAGAATAGCTGACGTTAGAATACCAGAGAGACAACAAACTACTGCAGATCCTAAAGCTGAGGCTTGGGCATCTAAAAACAAGTGGTTTGGCTCTGATAAAGCTATGACTTACACGGCTTTTGACATTCATAAGACCCTTATTGATGAAGAAGGATATGATGCTCAAACTGAAGAATATTATGCGGAAATTGATAAAAGAATAAGACTTGAGTTTCCCCATAAATTTGATAAGAATGCAACTACGGAATCGACCAAACCAGTACAAACAGTAGCTTCGGCGAAGCGAAGTACAAAGCCTGGTCGCAAAACTGTGAGACTCACCCCTTCTCAAGTTGCTATCGCCAAAAAATTAGGAGTGCCATTGGAAGAATATGCGAAACAATTAAATATCACGAAGGAGGTATAGGCATATGGAAAACGACAAAATGAAGACCCCACGTGCGAGCCAAACTAGGGCTACTGAAAAGAGACCTACAACTTGGACTCCACCATCAAGTTTGGATGCACCGCGCCCAAAAGACGGATTTAAACACCGTTGGATTCGACTTGAAATTTTAGGTCAGGATGACTCTAAAAACGTTTCGAATAAGTTAAGATCAGGATTTGAATTAGTGAGAGCTGATGAATATCCAGGTGAAACTTACTCAACAATTCAAGAAGGAAAATACGCAGGTGTAATTGGACATGGTGGCCTTGCGCTGGCAAGGATACCGGTAGAACTCGCTAAAGCTCGTGACGAGTACTTTGCAAAAAGAACTAAGGAACGAGAAGACGCAATTAACAACGATGTCTACAAGGATCAGCACCCAAGTATGCCAATCAATAGTGAGAGGCAGACTCGTGTAACTTTCGGTGGTACGAACAAAAAGTAATTTTTTGGTAATACCAACGATTAAATAAAAACTTAAACAAGGAAAAAAACTATGGCTAACCCAAACGCAGCTTTCGGTTTATTACCGATAGGCAAAGTTGGACAAAATAGAGATGCTCAAGGTTTAAGTGAATATAATATTGCAGCTAGCTCAGATGCTATCTATCAAAATGACCCAGTAACAGCAGCGGCAACTGGATACATTACGGTAGCAACTTCTGCTAACCAATTATTAGGTTCACTGAACGGAGTATTCTATACAAATGCTTCAACTAAAAAGCCGACATGGGCTAACAATTTAGCAGCTTCTAATACAGCTACTGATATCGTTGGTTTCGTGACGGACGACCCTTATGAGAGATACGAAATACAAGCTAGCTCAACTCTTGCTATTGCTGATATTTTCTTAAACGGAAATATTGTGTACACAGCAGGATCATCAGCTAACTATGTATCAAAAGTGACTTTAAATACTTCGCAATTAGCAGCGAACGTAACAAGTCAAATTCGTGTCATTGGAGTTTCTAAAAACGACTCTAATAATGAAAAGTTAAATGCTACAACTTACTCTACAAACGTAGTAGTAACTGCTATCATTAACAATCATTTCTATAAACAATTTACAGGCATATAATAGGAGATAATTTATGGCTATATCAAGAGGACAACTAGTTAAAGAACTAGAGCCAGGATTGAATGCACTATTCGGCCTGGAATATAAGAGATACGAGAATCAGCACCTTGAAATTTTCGATGTTGAGACTTCAGACAGAGCTTTCGAAGAGGAAGTAATGTTATCTGGATTCGCTAACGCGGAAATCAAGCCGGAAGGATCTGCAGTTGTATTTGACAACGCGCAAGAAACTTTCACTGCTAGATACACTCATAACACTGTAGCACTTGCTTTCGCAATCACTGAAGAAGCGATTGAGGACAACTTGTATGATAGACTTGCGTCTAGATATACAAAAGCACTAGCAAGATCTATGGCAAACACTAAGCAGGTAACTGCAGCGAATGTATTAAATAATGCATTTAGTACATCATATGTTGGTGGCGACGGAGTTTCTTTAGTGAACTCTTCTCACCCAACTATTGCTGGTTCATTCAGCAACACGCTAGCAACTCAAGCTGACTTAAACGAAACTTCATTAGAACAATCATTGATTGATATCAATGCATTCACTGATGAACGTGGTTTAAAAATCGCAGCTCAGGGTGTTAAATTAATCATTCCAAAAGAATTACAATTCACTGCGGAAAGATTAATGAAATCAGCGTTAAGAACTGGTACAGCTGACAACGATACAAACGCAATCAGATCAATGGGAATGGTTCCACAAGGTTATGTGGTTAACAATTTCTTAACTGATAC